GTAAAATTGGCTGCACCATCCTGCGCCTCGTACGGGTGGCTTAGGCCCCCAACATTACGTTGGAGAGGTGGTGTACCAATACAGGTATCGGATACTATCCGGGATTATCTCGGAGAGTGTTCGATAGGTATAGACCTGGGCAAGGTTACTTTGCTCAGGACTGAATCCTTATTGTATCTTAAAGATGCAAAAAGGAGAGCCTTCATTGGACTATCCAGGAAGGCCAGGGTTGAGCTTTTGCGGACATCATGTCCGTGGAAGTTCCTAGCTCGGAAGGTGCGAGATAATCTTGCATCCCTCCCTCGTGACGAAGTCACGAGGCTAGCGGAAACCTGGTTGGGCATCGAAGATGCTCTTCTAGCTTCTACCCCGGAAGCATTATGCGACCGTGATAGCCAGACTTTCATATTTAAAATATGGAAGTGGGTCATTTCAACAGGGTCGTGGAAGTACGGGATATCTCGTACCATACGACTTTGGAAAACATATATTGTGTGGGTTAAAGGCTTAGCTCTTAAATCACATAATAATATGAAAGTACCAACAGAATTACCATGTAGGTTACCTAACGGTGGTTTTTCTACTAAGTACCTTTCAGGTGCTTGGTCATGGTTGGTTGACTGCATTCTAAATGGGGTCAGGGATAAGACTAGTGGAACTAGGCTTTCTCACTTTATATCCACACGAGGGTTACCCTCACCGGGGATATACGAATTTCTGGATGAGTTAAACTCACACGGAGAAATCATTACTACTCCAACTCCCTCTTTAGGAGAGAGTAGTAAGAAGTTGATCCGGGGTGTTGCACGACGAATCGGAAAAGTATGCCGGCGTTTAACGCCACGCGAGGTTACCTCGCAGGCACACATTTCACTTTCCAACTCGGCCTGTGTGGAAAATCCACGCAGGAAGGGAGGGAGAGCAGCTTACATCGGGTATGAATATGCCCGATGGGCAAGAGAGGTCTCAGACCGGGACATAGTTTCTATGACCTGGTTTGGCCAACCTTATAGGTTGGTAAAGGGGAAACCCCGCTTCTCAACTATGTGTAGGGAGGTGGAAATCGATAATCGACCACACTTCCTTGACAGTAGTGATTTTCAGGGTGATGAGCTTGATATCTTTGATACCAAGTACACCAACCCTGTCAACGCCCTTGATTCTCAAACAGGATTTCAAATCCTGCAATGGGCAATTGAGGAGGGGATCCGGACAGGTAACCTAGAGGGATCGCCGTTTTATGATGAGGCTAAACAGCTTAAAGTTGTATCGGCTCCTAGAGTCAAAGTCTCACCAATCGGGGAGCCCGGGTTGAAAACCCGGGTAATCACCGCAGGGGAAGCATGGTTAACCATACTCCTCTCCCCTTTCGGCCACGAATTAAATTCATGGCTGTCAGTCCACCCGTCATGTCGTACAGGACTGGTGGGCGGGTCGCCCGCCTATGAATACGTTAAACGTATTGGGAGGGCCCCGGGGATGAAAAGGGAGGATTGTAAGTTTCTTACATCCGACCTAACCCAGGCGACCGAGAAACTCGACCGCGGGGTAATGAGGCCAATCCTTGAAGGATTTGTCTCATCATATCTAGGACGCATAGACCCTTTTAGGCGTCTATGTATCGACGTGCTTTTAGCAAGTCGTTTCCTAGACAAGTGTGACATGGCCGGATATGAATATCTGGGCATGACAACAAAACGTGGAATTCCCATGGGTGACCCAGGGGCACGAGGTTCCCTCATGCTCTACGTTTTATGTTGCGAAGAGATTGCATATCGAAGATATGTAACGCGTTCAGATGATCTGAGCGTTTTACTCGCAACTCCAGCCGTGATGCCCTGGAGAGTCTTTGACTGTGCCGGGGATGATCACGTTGGGTATGGCCCCCCAGATTATCTGAGGGGGATCTCGGACACTCTTAGAGAGTTCGGGGCCGAGATCAGCTCCGCAAAAACCTACGTTTCCAGCGTAGGCACCTTTTACGGAGAAGAACTTATCCTCGATCATTCGAAGGCAGTCTGGGAATCCAAAGATATTCTTTGGAGCAGACCATACGAGTCCACATTACATGTGGACAGCGTAAAAGTTCGACTGTTATCACCCGCTGAGCGTGTGACATTGGTTAGGGATGAAGCCAACCCAGCCATAGGCAAGAGTTGGTACATCAATAAGAAAGTGAACTGGTTACCAGTTTCACTCTCAGGCCAGAATGGACTGAGACGCTTTGTCTACCTTAGGTTCAGACAGAGGTTTCGACCGTTTGTGGACTGGAACAGTCCACTTACGTATATCCCTGAAAGATTTGGCGGGCTTGGCCTGCCGTATCTGGAAGAGGATGATGAGGATGGTATCGAATTCCAAAACTTAGTTTTGGAACTTGATCCCATAGTCCTTCGTGCAATTGAATTGGCGATGGACCCCATGTCACCATACGTTTTACGTGCGGCGCTATGGACCTTTCGTGCAAATACCACGTTTCGTGGTATGAGCATGAACGACCTACTAAAAGAGCAGATTAGATCTGTTTTTTCAGATAGTGTTGTGCACACCCTCACCGAGAAAGATCTCCAAGTTAAACTTGGGGTTCCCGATGAGAGATGGGCAAATCTCCGCTATAGGGACAAAGTCCATATGGCCAAGAGTATAGGTTACCTATCTCTTGCTGAGGCGATAGAGGCCGTTCAACGACCCCTATACTTCAAGGAGATTCTCGCTAACGAAGGAACTTTGTTAGCCGAGGATCCTAATGCCATTGCTCTTTCAGAGTATGACAAAAGGATCACGCTGGAACTGGAAAGATATAATATCACATTCCAGAAATGGGAAGATATCTTCCCAATATCCAGTAAGGTCCGGA